TCTAAGATACGGTTTACTAGTTGTTTGGTTACTCCGTTAGAGTTCATTGTTCTAGCCATATCTAAAACACCTCTAAGACTACGTTCCCAATCACACACATGAGCCATTATTTCCGATTCTTTCTCAAAATACTCAGTGCCTTGCATACCACTATGGGTTTTTTGGAACGCTACAGGAATGAAAGGATCTTCTTCTATATCCTTAATCATTTTGCTCGCAGGTATAGCACGACTACTAGCAGCATTACGTGAGAATAAACGGTGTGTAAGTAACTCGGCATGGATAATTCTTGGATAAGAAAGGACATAGGTTGTAATCCTATTACCATGCTCGTTAACACTATCAGCAATAATCTCTGCATTAATATTCTTTTTCATGTTTCAAAAGATGTACCTTATTCTGTTCCAAGGGACTATAAGGTTGTGTAAATATTTAAACTTTTTGATATACTCAGCTTTCAACTCATGCTTATATCTTATGTTGTGTCCTCCATACTGAGAAGTCTTAGCTTCTTGTATGTCAGGGTTCCACAACAAGTGCTCACCTGGTGTTTTAGATTTTAAGTTATGATCATGTTTTTTGGCGTTATGAGTCAAAAATATGACTTCACTTAGTACGCTATTCTTGTTTTTTACATGATTATCAACTAACCTAAATAAGTTTTCATATTCATCTAACCAGTTTTCTGTCACTATGACAGGCGAGTAGTTGATATGAACATCATAACCAGCTTCTATAAATCTATCGATGGCCTTTATCCTGTCAATAATGAGAGGAGTGTTAGGCTCAACAATAGAGCTCATAGATTGCGGCATGAGACTGAACCGTATTCTAACCTTACCTTCAGGGTTAAACTCAAGGAATTTTTCAGGAACAATCTTGGTAGCTAAGCTAGCCTTTATAGATTGATGATTCTTGAAAAAGTTGAATATATGGTTCCACTGATGATATTTAGCATGCAGAGCAAAGTCTTCGTTACAAGCTATGTCGTAAGTCCAGTAGTCTTTATCAGTCTGATTCGAAACTTTTGGACCTAGCCACATAGCATGGTTGTTGATAGCGGTGAGGATATAGTTGGTATTAGTTGCTACACTTAAACTGTTGTCGTTAGTATGACGCTTCATATAACAGTACGAACAGTTTAGTAAGCAACCAAAACCAAAGGATGGACTTATAAAGTCTGTACTACGACCAGATTCTCTGATGTCGATAGACTTCCTAGTCACTTTCTTTATACTTTTATCCATTTTTTATCAATAGGTTGACCTCTGAAGAAACAGAAGTCTTCTTTTTTACTGAATGAGACCTTCTCTCCAGTTATGGCTGATAGCCTTCTAGCAGTAACAGATGTACCCCAACCACAGTCGTTAATCTCTACTACACCATCAGTTTTTCTAGCTATAAGATTATCGTGAAGATAAAGAAAGAGGGTGTTACCCCTCTTCTTAGTCTTAGTGTTAGAAGATATATAAATCTCGTAACCAAATCTCCAAGCATTACGAGTATCTTCATCTACCTGTCTCATAGTGTTATATAGCCATGCTTTTGCATCTCTATATCGTTAACGAAGTCTTGACGACTAGAGTGCTCGTTAAACTTTTTAACAATATCTAGCAAATCATTGTACTTGACAGATGACTTTTGATTGATTTTTGTTAAAAACATTTCAGGATCCATCATATAAACATGAGGAGTTTCAACTGCTCCTTTAGCTGAAACAACAAACATAAAGTTCTTAAGAGTATAAGACCCGAAAGCATCGCTTTTTTGTATAAAGTCAAAAACACCTAAACTGTAAAGCTGAGCTTGTAAGTCGTAACGATATTTAAGAGCATTAAACTTGAAATCAGAATAACTACCAGATGTAGTCTTTAAATCGACAGGAGTGATAGTCTTGTCTTTCTTATTAATAACTAAAGCATCAAGCATGCACTTAAACTTTTGTCCTTGATGTTCAAACACCCAAGCAAACTGAGTAAGCACTTCTATTTCATCAGTATTAATAAAATATGGTGCACAATAGGGATTATTGCAAAGGTGATATACAGCCTCACCAACTCTTTGATTGGTTTCGACATCAAGAACTGTCTTGCCTTCTGAGCCGTAAACTTCACCAGCATAAGTCATGAATTCTTCAGTGATATACTTTTTGACAGAAGTTTCTATCTTCATGTTCTTCCATAAACCTAGATCAATAATACCTTGCTTTGCTGTTTCTCTAGTTACAGAGTCTTTGCTAAGCATATAATCTACAAGCTTTAAACCTGTATCAGATGGCTTTGTAGCTGATATTACAGAAAACTGTTTATGATACTCTTCTTCTCCATCAAACATGAGTACATCAACTGCAGAACCATAATCTATAGCTGCTCCTGATATATTGTTTTCTTTCAAAACTGAAGAAGGATCTTTGTCAAATGCTTTGAGCATACTATACGATAACGCATCATACTCAAAGTATTCTTTTCTAGTGTTTATTCTCATGTTAGCTGATTATTTGTTTTACATCTACATCTAATGCTTTAGCTATACCCAAAACAAAACTAAACTGCTCAGACTGAGTGATAGAGCCTGTTTCTATTTGAGAAATAGTTGTAGGAGATATCCCACACATTAAAGCCACCTCATATTGCTTTAATCCTTTTTCTCTTCTTAGAGCCCTAATCTTCATGCTCATTTCTTTAGTTATGACGAAATCTTCTATAGGGTCATCATTAACCATTACGGTGCCAGCATTTGCTTCTGCTTCTCTGTCTCTTCCTTCTTCAAGTATAGAGTCGATATTAAAGCTATTACCATGTCTAACCTCAAGCTTTCTAAGGTTTTCAACAATAATGTCTTCAAGTTCGATTTTGTTAGAGTGCGCGAACACCATGATAAAATACATGATATTCATTAGACTTGTCTTTACTTCATCAGACAATGAAGAACATTCAACTAAAGATGATGTTTCCCTCATCATTCTTGCAGTGTATATAACTTCATGAGAAAGTTTACCGACTTCTACGTCTACGTTTTCTTCGAAAAAACCTTCTACTATCTCTAAGTTGTTAGATAACTCTGCTAGTTTAGTTGTGTAATAAAGCAAATCTCCTAGCTCGAGAGTTACTTCTAGTTTCCAACGTTCATCTTTGCTCTTACCATAAGCATAATGCTTCTTCAACCAACCCATGATCTCCCCTAGTTCTTCAGGGATAGCCATAGTACAGTGAAGAACTTCTTTTGCCATGTCGTCATGTTTAAACGTATTATTTACTCCTTTTAGATAATCGTGACATTTCATCTTTTACCTTGTTTAATTTAGCGATAACAGCTTTATCTGTTTCTTTTTCAATAATAAAAACCAGCTTTCTTTCTTCATTAGAAGATACTGGATTAAACTCAATACCTCCTGATCCAGTTATAAACAAGACATTGTCGTCATGAATAACCTCGAGGTCTACCAATAAATCTTGAAAAGCTTTTATGTATGGCCAACCTCTATTATCTAGGTCCCATAAAGATTTTGATTTTGCTTCACGAATAGTATCATGAATCTCACAACGTATCTTTACCGGCGCATCGATCTTTGGTAGCTTTTGCATAAAAGGCTTTAGAAAGTCTTTCAATGTAGAGAATATTCTAGCTCTCATAGTTGGATGAACCATTCCGCTGTATATCTTCTGACCATTAATAACTTCATACTTAGCTGTGCCTGCCGCCCTTGGGTTAGCAACAACTCTTTCTCCTGTTTTTAAATCTACTAAGAACTTTCGTTCTCCAAACCCCTTTACTTTTTTCCAATCGTATTTTTTTCTGTCTTTATATATTTCTGCTTTTGGGTGTTTTTTAGCAAACTCATAGTATTTTTTCATACGAGATTTCGATACTTGTACTTCTCGAATATACTCTGGTATTTCTACTTTATATGAGTGCATAAAAAACAGGGAGGAATAAATCCTCCCCGATTATTGTTAGTCTATCTCTTTGATATCCTTAACCTCTTGCTTCTTAGCGTTAACTAATTCATCTTTCATTGACTCCCATTCTTTATCGCTCTTAGCTGCGTAAATAGATGAGTGATACATTCCAGACGTAACTCCTACGAAAGAAGAATGAACAAAGTATTCTTTTACTCTCATTGCTCCAGTTTCATCATCAGCAATCGCTCCTATGTACATAGGGTCAACGAATACATTATGAATGTCACCAGTGATATAAGCGATGTAATCAAGACCTCCAACGTGAAGACCTTTAACACAAGATCTACCATCTCTACAGTCTACTTGCGACCATGAATCTAACCTGTGATTAGATCCTACTTTAATGATGTGGCCTAAAGTACCCGGTCCTTGACCTCCTTCACAATAAAACGGATCTCCTCCTTCTACTCCCATTATTGCAGGGTAAAAAGTTCTAGATTCGATAGCAATAGAGTCTCTTTCATCTCCGGTAACTTTTCCGGTTAAAGGGTCAAAACTTTTACCATATAAGCTTTTTCTTTCAACAGATTCACCATCTTCTGAAGCTACAAACTTCCAATCAACCTCTCTAGAAACCTTGTAACAATTAACAAGTCCTTCTTTAGTGATTTTTACTTGATTTACTGTTGCTCTTTCTCTAGCAATAGACTCATTGTATCCTTCTTCTAATAACTCTTTAACAACGTCAGGTCTTACATAAGTCATTGCCATGTAGTTGTCAACATAACTTCTAAAAGAAGAAGAGCTAAACTTAGGGTTTCTAGCAAATCTTAAGAAAAACTTTACCAAGTAATCAGTTGATTCACCTTTTCCGTGACTTTCAACAATTCTGTTTGCCAACTTAGGCATAATAGGAGTCTTGATAATTGACCCTTTAGAGTTTGTTACGTGGTAATAACCTGTTTTTGGATCCTTGTAAAGACCACATTCTTCTTGCAAGAACTTAGAAGATGTGTTTTGAACCATAAAAACTACTTCTTCAATCAAAGTATGTAAATCTTCTATTGATTCAACTTCTTCAGATTTGTCAGAAATCTTGTTTAAAGCCTTTAAGTTTTCCTCACTAAAAGGAACAACATAATCTTTACCTTGACAAAATACGTTTATTGAGTCTTTTGTTCTGTTTACTGTAATCATAAATACTACCTTTTTTATTTGTTATTGTTATCGAGTTTTTCCCTAAGAGACTCGTCCTCTTCTTTAAATGTGTCTATATCTGACGAATCAGGATATCTATACTTTTCTTGCGCCGCTTTAGCTTCTATAAATAAAGCAGCATCTTGTAAACCTTCTTTTCTTTTTTCTGAAGATGAGTGAAAACTATTCGGCTTGTTTGCGCCTGATTCTGATAAGAAAGGATGCATTAAGTCCATGTATTCTGAAAACTTTTTAGACATTTCAGTCAAGTTTTCATTTCCTAAAGACGGAAAAACATCTATCTTTTTGTCATGAAGAGAGTACTTTTCAAGGTTCTCTTGATTAGATACGTCTTCCATGTACTTAAATAAGCGATCAGGTACGTAAACACTATCTTGGACATAATTATAAGGCAAGTTAAAAGAATCAACTATTTTTTGTAGAATAATCTGTCTTTCACGCATATCATTATCAAATACTTCTATGTGTTTTGACAATTTATCACTCCAGTAGTGAGCACGAACCCAGTAAGCTTCTCTGTGTTCAACAATAGGAAACAACTTCTTTCTAGTGTACCAATTTGTTAATAAAGGACTCCAGCTAAGTTCTATTTTACCATCTTGTCTTTCTTCTACGTTACAAAAGAACTTATTTATGTGCCTTGATTCGTCAAAATGTTTAGCAAGTTTCTTAGTAACTATATAGAAGTTTATTCCTCTACATTCTTGTAAAAGTATAGCAGGAGATCTATAGTCTATTTGAGACATTAACAAAGCGGTTAACTGAAGTTTGTCTTTGTCATCATTAGTAGCATACCAATAAGTTTTAGGATCCATGTTTTTTAAAGCACCAACTTTTACATCCATTGAATTCCTAACAAAGACATTATGATTAGAGTAGTTACTGTCTGGTAGGTTAGCTTTTTTAGCTAAGTAACCAATAGAAACCTCTTGGTTTAACTTACGTTTTTCTGCAGGAGTCAGTACATGCTGCACAACTTCTTGTCCATCACTACCTTCATCAACATGAGTATATATAGAAGAAGACCAGTTTTCGTCTATTTCTACTTCTTCATAGTTTTCTCCTTTCTCACGAACTAAATCATAGATCTCTTCCTTAACTTCTTCGATAAGTCTAGAGTCTTTTACTTTGTTTCCAAAAAGAGCACTATTTATGTCAGATGTAGCCTTGCCACTAAGCTCATCCTTCATTGTCATCATATTGAACTGACCTTTTAAATCAATAATGTACTCATCCTTAGTTCCAAGACATCTAACACCTTCTTCACCATAGTAAAGAGTTGTTCCACTCATTGTTTCTTTAGTACGTACTATTTGCTGTTTTCCTTTCTTCCAAGTAGTTCCTACTTGTCTAGTATTGAAGAAAATTCCTAGGTTTGCATAAGGAGATATGTATCTAGCTTTTAGTCCGTTATCGAACTCATAAGTTGTCATAATCTTACTCTTATCTATAATACAATATAGTGAATTAAGTACACTATTCCCATTATTATAGAACACACTTGAGCACGAATGAACCCAATCAAAGTAGTTATCTGACACCAGTTCTTTCTCCACCATTTTAGAAGCTTCTAACTGTGCAGCTTCAAACTTTTCAAAGATATGATTCTTTGTGTTTTGATTCCAACGAAGCGCTTCTCTTGAAGGAATTACATCTACACCTGACTTGATAACAGTCTCAACACCATTTTCTATTTTTACTTGTCTGATGTTTGTTTTAATACCAACTGGACCTCTTTTCCTCTCTATTCCTAAGACATCAAAATCTATAATTCCATAACATATCTTTGACGTACCGTTTGTTATAACAACAAAAGGATACTGAAAAGGCATGTTTTTAGCGATCAAGATATCATCTGACTCATACTCTATAGTTGCTTGAAAACGTACTTGACTTGAAGAACCGTATTCGTCTATAATATTGAAGTCTATGTTGTCAAAGAACATTAGCTGCTCTTTCACAGCATTTATGTAATCATTCTTCTCTCTTTTTAGAGCAGGAACAACAACTTCAGTGTAGTTCTTTTCATCTGTTTTCTCAGCATATATGGTTGAACCATCAGGCATTTCTATCTCAATATTCTTCTCTCCGCTAGTGTTAAACTTACCGATCAAAGAATCCATTTTGTTAGAGAAAGTCTTCAGCTTAATCTTTAGACCATTATAAACGCAAGTAGTATTATAATAATCAGCATCAGTAGATAAGGGCGACCTTGATCCAATACCAAAGCCACCAATAGCATCGGTACGATTACGCTTGGTACTAACACCAACATTAACCAAAACTTTAAGGCGAGGCCCCCCAATACCCACACCGTGGTCACGAACAACAAACTTGTCACAGTGACCCAAACCATTACCTTCGACATACTCTAATTCTACTTTAGTTTTGTCAGATAAGTAAGCGTTGTTGTAATAAGATGCATCCCAGTTGGAGTCTGCATATAACGCCCCATCTCTCTCAATAAAATAATCTTCTGGGCGTGCTTCGCCTCTAAAGATTTTACGATATTTCTCTTTTTCATTTTGTGAATCTACTGCGTTTGAAGCTAACTCTCTTACGCAACTAGGTATAGGCTTTGTGTATTGTGAAGATTGAACAATCTCCATGATCATTCCTTCAGCTCCAGAATCTATACCTCTCTTTATACCTTTACCAACCGAAACTGATTGGCTTTCTACTGCTTGAATCGACATATTCTTTTACTATTTTTTTGTAGTTTTTTATTTCAATAGGTGAAAGACACTCTAAAGGTATCTTTCTAAACTTTGACTTTAGATAGTTATTGGTTTTTCTATGGTTTCCGGTCATTAAGCAAAGGCTGTCTAATGACGTTGCTATATTATTAACACCGATAACTATATATAAATCTAAAGACGATTGGTGATAACTACTTATATTAGCTCCCCAGTACTCATTACTTGTGGTGCCAAGATACTCTTTACCATAAGTAGTAGCTAACACATCAAACCTATAAATAGGTCGACCAGACATGTCTCTTAAGTGGTCATAACTTCCTTTAAAATGATCTTCATCAAATCCTGTGGAAGATATATTCGTTTCGCCGTCTATAGTTGTTTCAGAAACGGTTACACGCAAACATGTCTTCAAGTACCTTTTCAATACTTCTATGGAGTGATTTATAAGATCTAGTTCTTCTATCGAAGCTTTTTGTGTAAGTAGACCAGATACTAAGCTGTTTTTTCGACGAAGCAACGATCTGATCTTTTCTAGAGCTCGATACTTCTTTGAGTATATCGGATGGATCTTTTCCACCATAATCGGCTGATCCAAATCTTCCGTTGGTGAAAAAGAACTGATTAATCTTTTTTTCATACTTTCTTCTTAATCTGTTTGAGTAAGAAACACCTGTTAAGTCAAAGTCATAAACAACAAAAACACTACGAAACCGTTTAAATATTTCTTTCATAACTTTATCATCTATCAATGTTGATTCAGACTGAGGTGCTATAGCCGGTATACCTAGTAGACCGAAAATAACGACGTCTTTCATTGATTTAGTTATTACAAGAATATTGTGCTTCTTTGGGAGCTGATTCCATCCTTGTATGCTTTTAGCTTGGCTTATAAACTTGAACTTATCTCTCAGTGGATAGTATATCTTAAAGTCGTCTTTGCCGAAATAATAGATAAAACAGGGGTCTTTATCCTGCCATCTATATACGATCTCATCACCTCTCCATAAAGTCTTAATAGGCTTTATACAAAAGGCGTCTAGCATCTCTGCTTCAACTCTAAAGTTATCTCTCCAATAAGAAACATTCCTACTATTCCATTTATCTACTTTGTAGTAGTAGTTAGTAGGTTTTCTGTGTTTCATGTTTTCTTTTAAATAAGACTTTTTTGCTTGAGGAGTAAACACCTCTTCTTCTCTTGATATTCCAAAATCTTGAGCAATAATACGTATAGCCTTAAAAAAGGTAACGTTGTACTTTGCCATGACAAACTGAAAACAGTCTCCATAGAAATGACCAGAAAAGTCTTTCATAATTACCCTACCTGCATCATCCGTTAAGAATGAGCAAGTAGGGTTTTTATCGACACGTAATGGAGAACAAAACTTCCCCATAGTGTCGACTGGTACTTCACTGTATTTCTCGAATATTTCTGCTTCAGTGACCTTTGCAAATATATCGTCTACAGTTATATACATTTAAGCAAATGGATCTTCGTTGTCTGCTAGGTGAGTTGGAGTAGGAAAATCTTCAGAAACAACCGTAGATGAAGTATTAAAATCATCATCATTAGACTCAGGAGCTTCTTCTGGCTCAAGTTTGTCATAGTTTAAGTTGATACTAATCTTACGAGGAGCAACCTCAGTAGACATAAAGTTTGTGATAAAAATCTTACCAGTTTCTTTATTCTTACCGCCCTTAGGGAAGTTAAGTCTATTTTTTCCATCATAAACCAACTTAATCTCAGCCTCGATTTTAGCCATGTCATGAGACAATCCTGCTTTCAACAAAGCAATAACATCCTTAGGAGTCTTGATTGTAGCGAACTTAGCTTTTACTTTCTCTTCGTCAAAGAAAGCAGAAAGAATGTGCTGAACTTGTAGTATGTTCTTTCTTAAAGCGTCAAAGTGCCAATCTTCAGTGCATTTAGATTCATCGAAAGCTGACTCGAAACAGAACCATCCCCATTCTCTACCCTTTTGATCATCAACACCTTCAAATGTGACAATGATGTCTCCAGTAGGCTGTTTAGTCTCCTTGTCAAGTCTGTCTTTTACTTCCTTGATCTTAGCCTTAGAAATACCAGACTTAAGTAATGGAGCTCCTGCTGCTGCATAATTGTCTTCTTGAAATGCGTCTTGTAATATACTCATAATGTAACTTTTTGTGTTTTTTTAAAATAAATGAAAGTGCCCCGATTAAGGCCGGGGCAACACCTAGTTTGTTTTATTAGTCGTCAAAGCTAGTGTTTGCGATAACTTGAGCTCTATTCTCTGCTTCAGAGATAGGGTTCAAAGTTTCTACAACTTCTTCTTTTTCTTCAACAGAATCATAAGCACCATCTTGCTCGTCATTAGCATCTAATGTGTTAACTGCAGATTCAGTTTTTTCTTCTTCAAACATTTCTGTTTGATTATCAAGAGCTAAAGCCTCAGCTGAGTTTCTAGCAATTTCTTCTCTTTTTTGAGCACCGTTTACGTTTTCTTTTAAGCCGTAATAAGTCACTTCACCGTTTTGGATACCTTCATTCTTAAGGATCTCTAACTCAGTGTGCTTTCCGCCTAAAGCGTGATTTAATGTACCTTGAGAAAAGATACCATCCTTGTTTACATATAAACCAGGAGTAACGATTTTATCTTCTTCGTTTTTCTGAACTGGAATACCAGCAATATAGAACTTACCAGAAGTGATGTCTTTGTCTAAAAACAATCTTACAGTGTCGTCACCTGTGATACCTAAAAGCTCCATTGCTTCAGTACCAAGTTTGAATCGGCTACCCGATAACACTTTTACATCTACTTTTGATATTCTTTTTGTTGATAATCCTGCGAAGTTAAATTCCATCTTTTTGTTTTTTTGGGGTTATAAATATACTACTTTTTTTGGTGTTTTTATTCTGGGAGATACACCTTACTCCAATCTACTGTAACTATGTCGTCACCACCATCTGGATCAGGATGTGACTCAGCTACAACTACTTGCTTACCTTTAAGGTGACCGCATCTAGATCCGCATACAGCGTCACTACCAGCATCGAAGTTCAAGATAGTCTTGTTGTCTTCTCTATAGCAGTAAGCGATAGCATCAACATCGGCACACATAAGAGAAGAAGCTTTACCAGTTAGGTCTAATTCCTTTGAAGAAACTTCTTCACCGTTTTTCTCGATCATCTTATCGCTAAGGTGACCAAGATAGATTACGTTATGAGCTAAGCTATCTAAGAAAGTTTTGATCTTAAAGAATGCTTGTCTCATGTACAAGTAGCCCGCGCCACGAGGAAGTTCTCTTACATCTTTACCTTTCCATGTAGCACCCATAGGTGTTTTCTTGTAAAGATTAGCAGCCAATGGCATAATGATTGACTCCAATTCTGTCACTGTGTCAATGATGATACCATCATAAGGTTTACCTGCCGCAATAACTGATTCACCAAAGTCTTTTATTGTTGCTAAGTCATGTGCTTCCACAATAGTAGCATCAACAAAATCACCTCCGGCATCTTCTAACTCAAGAATACACCAGTTGCCTTTTAATGTAAGGTTCGCGCATATTGTGGTCTTTCCACACTTAGGTTTACCGAAGATGATCATACTCTTCGGATTTGTTCGTTTGGCCTGTCTTGGCCCAATAGGTAATTCCATACTAAAATCTGTCTCTATATTCAACTTTTTCACCAGCTTGATGCATAGCACGTAGCTGTTTAAACACCTCCATATCCATCTCATCGAAGTCAAACCTCTTAAGCTTGTTCCACAAAGGAATGGTCAAGTTACTCTCACCTGTTCTATTTTTTACTAGTTCAAAGTAAGGTATCATGATATTCTCTCCGTTGTAGACCATCTTAGTAGGAAGGTCAGCTTCAGTATAAGACTGTAAATGAAGTTTACCAGGCATGTGCGCGAACAAAATATAGTCACAACCTTGCTCGATAGAAGAGGCTCCAAATAGATCCGAAGTTTGCGGTCTATGCATTTCCTTGTTCTTAATCCTCTCTATGCTAGTTATGTTTCTATTCATCTGACTCAACACAATACCTACAGAGCTACCTCCGTCATTAGAAATAATCTTCTTTACTTCGACAAGAACGGCCATAAGCTTATCTATCTTGTCTTTCTCAGTGTCGCCTTGCTGTCCTTTAGTCAAGAGCGCATGATCTATCTCATAAACCATGGTCTTGTTGTAAGGCTTACACTCAGTTTTGTAGTAATGAAGTAAACTATCTCTTATTACATCGGCAGTCTCAGGTGTCTCTATAAAGAAAACACCTTCTCTTGAAGCTAAACTTTCATAATAAACTTTCAGCCTATTAAACTCTACATCAGACAAAGGCTCATCTACTGAGTATAGCTTATGCATGGATATATCACCCATGGTCACTACACTTCTTGCTGCTTGGGCATGAGCTACCATCTCGAAGTTAAATAAGTACTGATTAAAGTCCATTGTAGGATTTAGTTCCCAAATACTATCCCTGATAGTTTTAGATAATGTACTTTTTCCAGCTCCAGACATTGCAGAAATACCAATGATAGTATTGAGCTCGATACCACCCATTAAGTACCTATTACATCTAGTGTATTTGGTCAATAATGAGGTTATTAAGCCTTTACGTCTACCATCGACGTATTCCATAGACTGATTTGCAACTGTACGGGCTGTATGTTTCTGTAGAACTCTTATTTTTCTTTTCTCCATACTAACCTAAGTTTACATCACTAAATGTTTTAGAGCTCAAGTTATTTCTTAGCTCTCTTATCGCCATCCATCTCTTAGTTTTTACAAACTTCATGATGCCACTATTGACTTCGTTGTTCTTTATAGCCCAACTCAAGTCATCTAGCACCCTCTTGTGTTCTTCCATGTCACCATCGATTCCACGTAAGTAATCAAGAGCGAAGTCTACTGGACCACCATCTTTTGCATTAAACCTCTTGTGCTGAATAGTAAACCATTCAGGATAAGCATCAAATAACTGTGTTGGTGCTCCGCTAATCTTTAGAGACAAATGCTTCATGTACTTTGGGTTAATCTCCATCTCGGCGAACTTAAAGTGCGATCCGATTTTACCATCTGCTAAAACTATCTCTCTACAAATCAAATCAGCTAAGTCATTATGTGTAGGAGTCATTTTTGCTGCCTTCATCATATCGTTTTGTCTATAAAGACGAGATTGATTTTGTCGATCAGTTAGTCTAGGATCAGGGATTAACATTTTAAGCAAACATAGCTGCTTAGGATTGAGTTTTAGTTCTTTTAACAAAAACAGGTCTTTTTCTATATCAAATAACATATGCTTGAGGGGTTAACTCGAAGCTCGCTGTTCAATGATTTTCTCCAAAGACTCTATCAACTCATCTACATCATCTACTTCATATACATTTGCGCCATTTTGACACTTGATCAACTTCTGTTCGTCTTTCGAACCAGGAACTGACCAATCCGGTATGTATATGTTTACATAGACTTTTGTAGCAATAGTGCCATCTTTTAGCTTAAAGTTCCTAGCAACACGACCTGTTCGCTGTGTATGTTGTGTTTTGTTCTCACTTCTAGAACTATCAACACCCATTATAACATCGTCCACATCGGTTCCTTGGTCTAGAGCCTTGGCTGATACTAACCACTTGTACTTTCCATCAATAAAATCTTTAAGACCTTCTTCACAAAGACGACTACCGCTTTTGCGGACAGGTTGTCGCCATGACACAATCCATTGTCCGTCTTTTTCGGTACAACGAATGTAGTTACAACCTTTGTCTTTAAGTCTTTTTTTAAGACTAATAGCGCCTTTTCCAGTCTTAACGGTTTTACTCTTAGATACCATCACATCTGCAGATGGTACTTTAGTATGGTACTGTGTTGCATCTTTACCAAGTCTTTTAGCTAACTCGATAGCAAAAGTTGTAGACTGAGAAAACGTCATTGTGCGGACTCCGAAACGTTTAATAAGTTTCTCGGCCACATCAATCTTACGCTCAGCATCGTCGATCATTTCCTTCCTTTTGTGGATGTTTCTCAAACCTTGAGTAGCCCACTTTATTACTTCTTTAGGATCATGACCTCCATATGCAGCGTAATTTGCGGCATTCCCTGGATGCATACAACTTATCATATGGTCAAAACTATCGAACTTAGACATGAAGAATCGTATCTGGTTCCCTAGTTGGACCTGTTGCTTAACCTCTGCTCTAGTAAGAGGGACAGCAAGATTGAACTCTATAAAATCGGCTATCCAGCCATTATCTATAGCGTCCTTCTGCGATATAGTATCACAGACTGGAGCTTTCTCTACAAGTAGAGAGTGTTTCCCATCAAGTCGCTCCAAAGTTGCCGTTAATCCTAACGGAAACCTATACTTGATTTTGTTGAAGATGGTAGAGAACTCGTCTGCTGCCATCTTGTGCATCTCATCAATAATAAGAACATCACAAGAATATAGTTTCTGCTTCAAAGCTATCGTGTTTACCACATAAACATCTACATCTACATTAGGACAACAAGTCTTAAGACCTTTCTCCCATTGTTGACGTAGCTGTATAGTAGGTACCACTACGATTCCTTTTATATTCTTTGTTAGTCTCATTTTGTTGAGAATGATTTGAGCAGCTACTGTCTTACCGACACCAGTTGCCCACTCAAGAGTTCCTTTACCCTTAGATTGTTTCCATTTAACAACCCCGCGTAACTGTCTGATATACTTGAGATTATCAAACTTTTTGTTATTACTATCAAAACCACTGAGTGTGATCATAGCGTTTGTCTTACGTAAGTAACTACATGCTTAGCGTAATCTGTATACCACTCTTTTCCTTTGAAAGTAAATACTTCTTTTCCTTTAGAAACAGCTTCATCACAAAGACACTCTAATTCCTTAGCGTCATCTTTAGTCAAACTTACTACCATAAACTTTTTTGATTTTTATCTAGTTCTTTTTTCTTTTTCTTTGTTTCTACTACAGCTTTCTTCCATATACAACCCTTCTTTATTTGTTTGATAATATCAGACATATAAAGAGCCTCTCTATCTTTCTCAAAAAAGAACTGGTGCGTAAGAGCCTTAGTAGATGGGTGCATCCAAAAATAAACACCACTCATCTGCTCTATAGAAGTTACTTGATAGTATCCATTTTTGTTGATAATAGGCCTAGTAAGAGAAACAATGGGATGAGCTGTTTTAGTCTCCCATTTGTTCTTCCAAGTCAGCATCTTCGTCGATTGATTCAGTCATCAAGTCCCAACCTTCTTTAAGGCACCTGGATTCTAAAATAGGAATGCACGCTTCGTACGTATCTTCGTCGTTAAAAACAGCTATTAACTCTGCTGCACTTCCGTTTTCTGTTTCGTAATAAACTTTTACCATTACTTGTCTTTAATATCGATCCAACCAACAATAGATCCTGCTCCCGTAAAGAAAGCACCAGTGTAAATAATCTCTGCTTTTCCTACTGGTTCCCAGTTACAAGAAACCATTTTTATGAAGCACTTCACCTCTCCTGCTAAACATAAAAGGACTATCAATAATCCTACAATAAAACTACTTTTCATAATACTTTTTTTAATGATTAAAGCAATCTCCCTACCCCCAAACGGGAGTAGGCAGAATCATAAGACATTTCATTAGACGAAAGCTTCTAGTCTTCACTTACCACCTTGGTAAAATCGACTTTCAACCTTAAGTCGTGGACCCGCAGGGAATCGAACCCTGGTCCAGCGAAGCTTCACATATACAGTTATCGGGAATGAGTTTAAGGTCTCCACCTAGGGTCAACCGAAGTTAACTTTCCACCACCTAGTTTTACAGTCTAGGAACTAAGCAACTTAGGCTGCTAATCTTGCAGGCTCTACCCCTACTGTATCATTTAAAGCAATGATCTTAGCTTCTGCAAGTACTGACTCCATACCTTGTACGTCTTCAGTTGTATTTTCTACGTTTGCGTTTATTTAAGTCGGAACGTTTTTAGCGTGTCTCATTCCATCACGCTCCCCTGTATACCTTCCGTCAACCTGTCAATACCGGTCGGGCCCATTTAGTTAACACTCACTATTTCGTCGTATTCTCTTTTAAGTAACTCATTAAGCACTGACCAATCTATAGGTCTTTTTAGCTTACTGCATTCTCTTTTAAGATTAATAGGCTCTTTAGTGAACTCTATACCTGAAGACAGTCTCTTCTTGACTAGTCTTTCAGATATTTTTCCGTCTAAAGGGTCAACAATATACGTAATACCTATAGCTATTCCTTCGTTATCTCTTAAAAGTTTTACTTCTTTTATGAGTCCGTAACAATAGTTTTCTGTACCATATGATATTTTTGATCCTTGACCGGACTTTAGATTAGTTAAGTAAACTTTACAATATGTATTAACCGATGTTTTAGATTTTTTAAACATGATCAATATCTCTGATTCGCTGTTTTTCTTCTTGGTTTTTTTCATAAGGTAAGATATAAAAAACTAATCAGTGATGATAGATATTTGATCTTTTTACAGAGTTTCGTACTCTGTACCAGTTCCTAATGTTGTAAGCTATAAACAACAAAAGATAAAAAGATGATATAAGAGTTTTTGCTAAAAAGGTGAGTGATGTACCCATTACTTCTTGCAAAAACCAATCAGACCATACACACCCTGATCCAATCAATGTGACTATAAGTGGTACAATAAGAAACGGAAGACCGTACTTACGGTAAAACATTTTTAAATACTTCATACTAATAAGTTATATGCATAAGAAGCATGTATAGGTTAAAACCTACACACACTCCAATAATAAATGACCAATGTACTCTATTCATCTTAATCTTTAAACTTTTTATTACAAAAAGCTACAATATCAGCTATCTTGTTTTTAGACCCAAAAAGACCATAGTTTTTTGAAACAATACTCTTTAAGCTAACGATGTCTTTATTGTAGCTATCAAGAAGATCATTTACTACAAGGTTTTCCGACAAAAGCTCTTTGTTTTTATCTTTAAGATCTTGAATACTTGTTTCGAAACCAACTTTACTGTTATTATCGACCTTTAAGGCATCTATTTGCCGCTCTAAACCTTTTTTGTTTTTAACTAAATCTGATATTCTTTTCTTTAACCTAGATCTTTCATTGATTTCAGCTTGAACTTTTTCTGTAGCTTTCTCATACTCTTTTTTCGCTATTTCTCTTTCAAGATCTTTAATAGACTGACTAGTGTCAACGTATTCGTCTTGAACAGATTCAGAAACTATTGTTTTAAACAAGTGTCGTCTTAAAAAATCATGAGCTGCATCAACAGGTCTAGATTGACTTCTGTTTTTTAAAACATCAGCAGCAGTACTAAGTATATTCATAAAGGTTTGTTGATGATCTATTCCCGACCTAACAATACCTCTACTGTCTATAACACCAACAGTGTGTTCTTCCAACACTGTTTTAGTTATTTTAGTCACCTTATGTGCAGAATCTTCCAGTGCTTTACGTTTTTCCTCTTCTAGCTCCTTGATTCTATCACCTAAAGAACGTTCTTTATCAAGTGATGCCTCAAGAAGACGCTTGTTTTCTTGCATCTTGTCGTATTCCGACAAGTCCATTTCAATCTTTCCCATTCTGTATTACTTGAAACTGTGTAACAAAATCATCCTCGATATCTCTGTAGCTGTTACTACAATACACATGATCTATTTCTTTCTTGATCTCATCAAAACCGTAGTGAAACATTCCATGAGAAACATACAACCTAACTTCGTTAGCTCCTTGAGCTTTTAGCTCTTTAGCTAAAGCAACAAAAGTTCTACCTCCATCAGCTAGATCGTCAACTATCAATAAGTTTTTGTCTTTAACGTCAGAAGCAAACTCTATCTTAGGCTCACCGTTTACGCGTATCTTGTTGGCTGCAACTACATCAACACCTAATAGCTCTGCGTATTCCTTTACACTTTTGTAAGCACCTGCATCAGGAGAAACTAAAGTAGAGCAATCTTCAAAATCTTCTAAAGACTTTTCGATATACTTTAAAGGAGAAAGCCCTATGCCGTTTCTTATCATGCCTATAGACGCTTCACTGTGAGGGTGAAATACCTGAACTATGTCATAGTTTAAAGAGTTAATGAAGTCAGTAACTACTTGTAAATCAAAAGACTCGAAAAAACCAAACCTTCTATCTGATCTTTGGCCTATTAAACACATTATGTTTAAGACAGTTTGAGTTTCTTTTTTGTAAGAAAAGTCAATAGCATTCTTGTAAGCAGCTGCAACAAACAAGTCTTCGTAAGTATTACCTCTTATGGCTACTTCCATTACTCCTTTTATTTCTTTGCTTAAAGAGACATTGATCTGACCGTCCTTAAACTTCTTCATTTGATTACTCATCTTGTATTTCGTCTATAAGTTCTCGTAGCATTGTATAAGCCTCTACGAGCCCGGCCCTATCGTCCAAAAGGACATTGTAATATGGTTTTCTTGTTTTGAATGCAGGATTCTCATTAACATAACTGTACTTAACACCTATGTTTTTTAAGAAATACTCTGCATCTTCTAACTTTCTACCTTCATTTGATGTAAAAAGTATAAGAGTAAAATCAAGTTCGTAACACTCCTTTAAAAGGTTAATGATTTCTGAGTAATCAATACCAGCCATGTGATAATCATACACTGTGTTGTCAAAATCAAAAGCAACAAAGAGACTACCGTGTTTCAGATAGTCTCCTCGTAATCTTGCCCCATAATCTAAATCAAGAGCGTTGTACATTCTCGTTTACTCTTTGTCTAACTTCTTCTAAAAGAGTCGGAAGCATTAAACTACCGTTTCTAAAGATTGTTCGAAGCTCACCACCTCTTTCTTCTTCTTCCGTACACTCATCTTTTAAAACAAACTCTCCAGTTACTTTATGATCAACACGTAATAATCCACGAGCTGACTTCTTAGTACCATCATCTGTTGCCGGGTCTTTGAAGATACTTCTTCTTTCACCGTTAACAACTACTGATGTTGCCTTTACGGCCATACCAAAAGTGTCACGAGTGTTATACTGATATGTGTAACTGCCAATGCCCAATACGATATTTGTTGACGCAAAGCCTTTTGCTTCGAGTCTCTTGCAGATCTCTTCAGCTCTATCAAGAGTAATACTGTCGCCATATATGGCGCCAATATGACTATCCAAAACTCTATACCCTTGTTCATTCGTAGTTCCTCCAAATATTTCCCATAATAACTGTATAACACCTTTCTCTGAGTCTATCATGTCTGTATCATGATTCAATGGCGCCCCAAGGATGGTTGTGTCTACACTCCAGTCTAATGATCCACAGATGATATCAACTGGATCTCCACTATCAGGCCTGATAACTATCTTACCATCACGAGCTAAGATATCATCCTTCAACTGAGGTAATATCTCTGTTATAACCTTCCATAAGTCCCAAGTATCACTCACGATAGACAGGATCCCTGTTGGGAACTGTTCCATCAAGTACTTAAAGGTACCTAACTCGTCCTCTTTAGTACCGGCACACATAACAGAATGTTCAGTAGCATTTACAGAGTTTATCTCTCCATTCTTAGAGAAATAATACTTATCTAAAGCATGAATAACGGGTAAAGTATCAGAGCCTCTAAAAGCAAAAGCATGACCTACACCACTAAGCATTGCTGCTTGAGGAGCCATTCCTCTCATAGAGAAATCATGGCCTTGAAAGTCAACAAAACCTAAGTTTTTTTTGTCTGTCTTTTTAGCCCACTTAGTAAGCACTCTTTTGTACTGAGTGGCTATAGTTGCTGAAGTGACAGGTATCCACATCATAGAAGAGATAATAGTCTCTAAGAAGTTTGTTATCCAAAAGAACTCAGGCTCTGTGTTTTGAATAGTCATAAAAGGAATCTTAGGATTAACTTCTTGACCTTCAGCTAAAGACTTAACTTCTATTGGTAGATACCCTAGATCATGTAGTTTCTCAAAGTGAGATACATCGTAAGGAGAACCTAAATAAGCACTGATTTCTTCTTTGAGTTGCTTACAAACAACATTTTTAGGTTTTCTAAAAAAGTTATCTTGAAAGTGATTCTTTAAGAAAATAACAGCCATTTGAGAACCTGCAACAGTTACTTTTTCTATTCCTTTAGGCGCATGCTTAAGGCTTCTAGCTGTTAAGTTTGAGTAAACATACTCTGTACCTTTAGGGTACTGATGGATATGTCCTAGTTTGTATCCATCTGTTAATAATCCACTATTCATATTTATAGGGTTTTGTTTCTAAAACATTTGATTAAAGCAGACAATAGCTCTTTGTCTTCTATTAAGTTAGAGTTATCTCTTTCTGGATAACCTAGATAAAATCTTCCCGGGGTAGATGTATTTATTCTATGATCTATAGCTATTTCTAGATCTCTAAACATGTACATTTTTGTTCCTCCGTCCCTGTAAGTACCTTTAGGATAAGCTTTTTCAGCTTTTTCTTTTACCTTAGAGCTTGATTCAATCTCTAAAGACTTCCACTTAAACTCTTGACTCATTGCTGAGTCAATATCGTCTTCTATTTGCTGTAGAGACCAATCAAAAGCACTATCATTCTCGTCTAGCACAAGAACTGCTTCTATCTTAACTTTTATTTTTCTTTTTTTCATCAATATTAGTTGTTATACCATAAACT